CATTATGCTCTACTGACCCAAAGCATTTTATGAAGGAACACTGTTATATTCAGCATCCTACTAAGGGACGTATGAAATTTGCTTTATATGATTTCCAAGAAGAATTAGTAGATACGTATCATAGCAATAGATATAGTATTAGTATGCTTGCACGACAAACTGGCAAATCAACTTGTGCAGCAGGTTATTTATTATGGTATGCAATGTTTAATCCAGACCAAACTATTCTAGTTGCAGCACACAAATATTCAGGTGCAAGTGAAATTATGCAACGTATTAGATTTGCGTACGAAACACTGCCTGATTATATTAGAGCTGGTGTTACAGCATATAACAAAGGATCGTTGGAATTTGACAACGGCTCGCGTATTGTAGCGCAGAGTACAACAGAAAATACTGGACGTGGTTTGTCTATTTCGTTGGCATACTTAGACGAGTTTGCATTTGTTAGACCTAGTGTTGCAAAGGAATTTTGGACTTCACTATCTCCTACATTAGCAACAGGTGGTAAATGTATTATTACAAGCACACCCAATATGGACGATGATCAATTTGCACAAATTTGGAGAGATGCAAATAAAAATGCAGATGAATTTGGAAATGCAACAAATCAAGGTATAAACGGATTTGCACATTATCTTGCAACATGGGAAGTACACCCAGATAGAGATGAAGACTGGGCTAGCGTAGAACGTGGAAAAATTGGCGAAGAAAGATTTAGACGAGAACATAATTGTGAATTTATTGCGTTTGACGAAACACTAATTGATAGTATTAAACTTAGTAACATGGAAGCTAGAGACCCGTATGCTAAAGCAGGACAAGTACGTTGGTATGCACCAGTTGCTAAAGGTAAACTTTATATGATAGGACTTGATCCTAGTTTAGGCACCGGCGGTGATAATAGTGCTATACAAGTATACAGTATGCCAGGAATGAAACAAATAGCAGAATGGATGCATAACAGAACTACAGTACAAGGCCAGATTAAAATATTACGAGAAATTGCACAGTACATTGAAAGTGAAACTGACGGTGACTGTGAAATATACTACAGTATGGAAAATAATACATTAGGCGAAGCAGCATTAGTTGTTGTTGAAGAACATGGAGAAGAAAACTTTCCTGGTACATTCTTAAGCGAAACACGACAACATGGAAACTCTAAACGTTATAGAAGAGGCTTTACAACTACGCACAAAAGTAAAATCAGTGCATGTGCTAAATTAAAGCATTGGGTAGAAACAGAAAAACTAGAAGTTGCAAGTAAGCCATTATTAAGAGAATTAAAAACATTCATAGCCAGAGGCAACAGTTATTCTGCAAAAGACGGCGAACATGATGACCTTGTAATGGCACTTAATTTAATTGTAAGAATGAGCATGGAAGTATCAAAATACGAAGAAAGTGCGTTTGAATATCTTAATGATGATTTTGAAGACGGTGATGGAATGGAACCTATGCCATTTAGTTTGATATAATTATTATGAAAAAAATAGAAAAAATAGAAAAAGTAGAAGAAGTGGAAAAAGGGTTCACCACTGTAGTAATTTACAAGGGTGGCCAATGCGGCAATTATGTTTCATCAAACATAGCACGTTTTATTTTAAAAGACGGATCAACTGAATTTCGTACTGAACGCAATGAATATATTCATATAATAAAAAACGTAGCAGGCAGTGATAATTCTGTAGGAAATACTATAAAAACTACACATGTTAAGCCACGGCACTTTATTTCGTTAATGAATCATGAAATCACGGTACAATCCTACAAATCAATGTTAGAGCATCTAAAACAATACAAGTCTATTGTAATAATAAATAATATATGGAACATAGGATATTCAGATTCATTGGGACTAATTAAGAATAAGCCTGATGATTTTATTTTAGATGCAGCAATCGATCAAATCCTAAACGCATCTATGGACGAGTATTATATAAACATACGTAGGCATTATTTGCATTTATATAATAAACTAAAACGTAATGGATATAATGTTTTTTATATAGATTTTAAAGATCTATTAGTAGATAAGAGCATAGGAACATACAAAGACTTATGTAACTTTTATAATACAGAATATTCAGTTGAAGGATATAATGACCTAGTAAGATATGTTAACAACAACACAGAACTATTAAAAAGCTATGGGATTAACATGGATCAATTATATAACGATCCAAATAATCCATAAATAGATAAATACATTAAAGGGAATACTATACAATGCAATTATCACAAGAAATTTTTAACATCCTAAAAGGAGCAAACATTAAATTAAAATTGTTTGATCCAGAAGGAAATAAAACATTAGATCCAGAATTGTCTGCAAGATTTTACGCATACGATCAGGACTTTCTCATCACAATACGCGATGAAGACGGTCAAGTTGAACTAGTTGTACAAGCAGGAGCAAGTTTCAACTTTGACAAGAATAAGAACCTATTGAATAGTATTAAACGAGCAGGACATAACGCTATGGCAGAATATAACATTAGAAAGTTTGATAAGAATATCGAACCAAAAGATTTCGCACACGAAACAGTATCCGAAGGATATGCAGTGGCAACAGGAAGTCTTAAAACAAGCTACATCCAATTACCAGAATCTACTAGACTTATAATTAGACACTCAAAAGGTGTTAATGAAGAAGTCAGAGGATCACGTTCACGTAACATACAATCTATGTTTATTGAGAACGCAGATGGTGAAAGATTTAAATTCCCACACAAATATTTACAAGGTGCTAAAGCTATGGCCAAGCACGTAAGCATGGGCGGAACTCCATATGATGCAATTGGTGAGTCAATTATATCAATATGTGAAGAAGTATCGCAATGCAATCAATTTATAAGACATGTTCGCACAAATAAGCTAGTTAATGAAGGCAATGCAAATATTGTTGAAACTATCAAGCATAAGTTAAATGAACTGAAAAATACCGTAAAAAACCTACAAACTACTAGAGGTTATGATAGTTATGAGGCTCCTACAAGCACAATCGCAGAAAATTCTGAAAAAGAGGTTGACATATCCGATAAGTTTATGTATAATACATTTGAAGCTGCTAAAAATATGGACGCAGTTTTAGAAACGGTTGCTCGTATAATAAAGGAGAGAGATGGTATGACAGATCTAACTAAACAATATGTAATGAGGCTTTATGATATGATTAAAGCTAAGGAAGATTTTAAACTAACAATTGACCCTAACGATCCAGAACATCCTGATAATGAAGACCCAGTTAAATATTCAGGCGGTAATGGTGCAATGGCAAAATTAAGTTCTATGCTATCGTATCTAGCTATGTCAAGTAAAAATGATGAAGCGTTTAATATACTAAGCCACCTTGGCTCAGAGCTGTACGACTTACCTCAAAATCATGTCGTTATGCTTGCTAAGATTTGCAAATTCCTTGATGGAAACTACTCAGTAGAACCTAAAGCAGTTGCAGGCGAAAGTATTGTAGAATCAATTATGACAGGTTTACGTAGGAAAATTGCTTAAATAATTATTTAAATAATTTTCTGTAAAAAACGCTTGACAGTAGGCGTAATGTATTATATACTGTAAAGGCAATCAAAGGCAAAGTAACAATAATGTTACAAAACACAAAGTGGAACATGTAGTTCCGCTACAAATAAAGGCTAATATAGGAGAAACTAATAATGGCATCTTTAGCAGAAATCCGTGCAAAACTACAGGCACAAGATAAAAAGAGTTCAGGCTCTAGTAGTAACACAGGCGATAACGCCATCTTTACACATTGGAACATTCCAGAAGGAACTAGTGCAACACTACGTTTCCTACCGGATGCAGACGAAGACAACACTTTCTTTTGGAAAGAACGTCAAATGATTCGTTTAAGTTTTCCAGGTGTCAAAGGCGGAGACGAAAACAAACCAGTAACAATCCAAGTACCATGCGTAGAAATGTGGGGTGATACATGCCCAGTACACGCAGAAATTCGTCCTTGGTTTAAAGATCCAACTATGGAAGACATGGGTCGTAAATATTGGAAGAAGCGTTCATACGTATTCCAAGGGTTTGTACCACAAAGCGAATTAACGGAAGATACAGTTCCTGAGAATCCAATTCGTCGTTTTGTAATCTCACCTCAAATTTATAAAATTATTAGTTCAGCACTAATGGATCCTGAATTCCAGGAAATCCCAACTGACTACGAAGCTGGTACAGATTTTACAATTAAAAAATCTACCAAAGGTCAATACGCTGACTATAGCACATCTAATTGGGCTCGTAGAGAACGTAGCTTAGATCAAGCAGAACGTGATGCAATTGCAACATATGGCTTGTTTAATCTAAACGACTTCTTACCTAAGAAACCAGATGCAGAACATCTAAACGCTATCTTTGAAATGTTTGAAGCAAGTGTAGATGGACAATTGTATGATCCAGCACGTTTTGGTAACTACTATCGTCCATATGGTGTTGATGCACCAGCTCCAGGCGCAGCTCCAGCAGCGGCACCAGTTGCAGCTCCAGTAGCAGAAGCAGCACCAGTTGCAGCTCCAGTAGCAGCACCAGTTGCAGCTCCAGTAGCGCAAGCAGCTCCAGTAGCACAAGCAGAACCAGAAATGGCAACAGCTAATGCAGGAAGTGCAGTACCGAGTGCTCAGGACATTTTGGCTTCGATTAGAAATCGTAAAGATCAATAAGTAATATAAATTAGTGGGGGGAGAAATCCCCTCGCTCTTAACAGGAGAAAACATTATGGCGAGACCATTTGACGTAAGTAAATTCCGTAAAGCTATTACTAAAAGTGTACCAGGACTAAGCGTAGGCTTTAATGATCCTGATACATGGATTAGCACAGGAAATTACACACTAAACAAACTTATCAGCAACGACTTCCACAAAGGAATTCCACTAGGCAAAGTAACAGTACTTGCCGGTGAAAGTGGTGCAGGTAAATCATATATTGCTGCAGGTAACGTAGTTAAATCAGCACAAGAACAAGGCATTTTTGTTATCTTAATTGACACTGAGAACGCACTTGACGAAGCATGGTTACATGCACTTGAAGTAGATACTTCACCAGAAAAACTATTAAAACTTAACATGTCAATGATTGATGATGTTGCTAAAACAATTAGTGACTTTATGAAAGACTACAAAGCAGAATATGCTGACGCAGAAGACGAAAATCGTCCTAAAGTATTGTTTGTAGTTGATTCGTTGGGCATGCTACTAACACCTACTGATGTTAATCAGTTCCAAGCTGGTGACATGAAAGGTGATATGGGGCGTAAGCCTAAAGCACTAACATCATTAGTACGTAACACAGTTAACATGTTTGGACAATATAACGTAGGACTACTAGCAACTAACCACACATATGCATCACAGGATATGTTCGATCCAGATGACAAGATCAGTGGCGGACAAGGCTTTATCTATGCATCAAGTATTGTTATTGCAATGCGTAAACTAAAACTTAAAGTTGATGCAGATGGTAA